ACCCAAATCAGAGATATATTCTTCCAAATGCAGGAATTGATGCAGATTTAATCAGAGTTATAGTAAAAGATAATGAAGCATCCTCTGTAAGAGACAAATATTCCAAATTTAGTAGTCTATTTGGTGTTGATTCCCAAACAATGCTCTATTTTTTACAAGAAATAGAGAATGAAAGGTATGAAATCATGTTTGGTGATGGTGTTTTTGGTAAAAAGATAGAGGAACCTAACTTTGTAGAGGTAAGTTACATAGTTTCTAATGGTTCAGAGGCAAATGGACTCAATAATTTCACTTATTCTGGTAGAATGGTGGGTAATGATGGTCAATCTATCACTAGTGGAGTGTCTTTAGTCTTTACAAACAGTCCATCTTCAGGTGGAAGTGCCATAGAAAGCATAGAATCCATCAAAAAGTATGCTCCACAGATCTACGCATCACAAAACAGAGCAGTTACAGCAGCAGATTTTGAAGCATTAGTGCCTAGAATCTATGCTGAAGCAGAATCTGTGTCTGCATATGGTGGAGAAGAGTTAACACCACCAGCATATGGTAAAGTTTTTATCAGTGTTAAACCATTTAATGGTGTTTTTCTATCTAGAGCAGTTAAAGAAAACATTAATAGAGAGTTGAGAAAGTTTTCTTGTGCAGGAATTATCACAGAAATACTAGATTTGAAGTATTTGTATGTGGAAACTGAATCAACTGCATATTATGATACAAGTAGAACAGCATCAGCAGATGGTGTGAAGAATATCGTGTTAGATAACATAGTAAAATATGCAAATTCCTCTCAATTAAATAAATTTGGTGCAAGATTTAAGTATAGTAAGTTCTTAGGAGTCATTGATAATAGTGAATCCTCTATTACATCTAATATAACTACCATTTTTATGAGAAGGGATATGGAACCTACCTTAAATACCTTTGGTGAATATGAAATTTGCTTTGGAAATCAGTTTTATATAAAGAATACTAATGGTTATAACATTAAATCATCAGGTTTCTTTGTAAGTGGCATTAGTGATTGTGTATATTTGGGTGATATTCCTAATGCAGATAGACAAACAGGATCAGTTTTCTTGTTTAAACTAGCTGCACCCACACAACCAGTGGTGGTAAAAAGAGGAATTGGAATAATTGACTACATACATGGAGAGATTAAATTAAATCCAATCAATATTATTTCTACAAAATTGACTAGAGGAGTTCCTGGTGCAGAAGTTCCTCTAATTCAGATCTCAACTTGTCCTTTATCTAATGATGTCATTGGATTACAGGATCTTTATTTGCAACTAGATACTAGTAACAGCACTGTAACCATGGTTCCTGATGAAATATCTTCTGGAACTAATACTTCAGGATCAAGTTACAGAGTAACTTCTAGTTATGCTAATGGATCACTAGTGAGAGGAACTCCTCATATTGCAGGAACCTCAGAAGGAACTTTAAATGTAGTAGCACCAACAACAACTACTACCACTACACCTAGTGTTACAACAACAATGGGAACCAGTGGAAACACTACTACAACAGTTCCAACAGCACCTAGCACACCATCTGCACCTAGTGCACCAAGTGGTGGTGGAGGAGGTGGTGGCGGTGGCTACTAATACTAATATACACTAATGACAATAGAAACTAAGATAAAATTTCAAGATATAGTTGAGAATCAAGTGCCACGTTTTGTGCGTGATGATTTTCCACTTTTACCTGACTTTTTAAAATCTTACTATGTTTCTCAAGAAGTTCCTGGTGGAACTTATGATTTGATACAAAATCTTGACAGATATGTAAAGGTTGATGAACTATATGGATTAAAAACAAGTGCTATCTTAAGTGAAGACTTATCTCAAACAGCAAATGTAATAAAAACACAAGCAGCAGGTAATTTTACAGTAGGTTTTCCTGATAGAAATGGATTATTGAAGATAGATGATGAAATTATATTCTATGAGACAAGAACAGATGGCAATTTTGAGGGGTGTAGAAGGGGTTTCAGTGGCATTACAAGTCATGTTGGGACAAATACACCAGACAAGTTAGTATTT